GGCTATTAATGATATGTATAAAGCCCGAGGAACAACCTCGGGCTTTCCCATGTCCAAATTGAACACCGTTATCTCAAACCAGCCGCGAGCTTCCGTACCAGCTCGTCGCCGTACTCATATCGCAGAAGATACGCAATCGTCTGCTCCTCCAGCCCGCAAACCTCCTGCAGCGCATCAACCGCGTCCTGCACGGCCTCGTCGCCCTCCGGCACGAACGGTCGGCACTGCGGCGCGGTGATGGCGGGCATCTGCCGCGCCGCATCGAATACCACGTCATAGCCCGCCTGCGTCAGACTGCGCATTTTGACAAAATTATATCCGTCCTTTTCGATGCACTCGCAGGGGTACGCTGTGCCGTTCAGCAGCACGTTCTTTTTCTCGATCATTCCATCCTCCTCCTCGACCAGCCGCCGCTTGAAATCCTCCCACAGCTGCGGATTCCGCACCCATGGCTCCGGACACGCCTTGTGCGTCACATCGTAATGTCGGCATACCCGACTGAGCGGGATATTGTATTTGTCCATCAGGCTGCGCACCAATCCGGCTGTGCGCGCGGCCGTCTGCTCGGTGATCGTATACCGGCCGCCCACTACGTCGCTGCACATTTCAATGCCGATGCTGTTGGCGTTGCGCGCGCCATTGAAATAGCTGCCGCCGCGCTCCGCGCCACAGTGCCAGGCGGTGTCGCTGTCCCGCACGGTCTGTGTTATGCTGTCCTCGTCCACGAAATAATGCGCGCTCGCGCCGCGCCCCGCGCCCTGGAAATAATGCGCATTGTTCGTGTCCGTGTCCCCATCGTTCGCGGTATAGTGGACAACGATCCAGAGGATCGGCGCGGTGCGGCCGCGCGCATAGTTCGAGCTGTGCGCCGGAATAAAGGGTATGTCCATATCCTATTCCTCCAGCGGCTTATCGTAGGTTTTCGCCCGATCGCTGTCGGTCACGCCGCTGGTGGTCGGGTCGTTGAGCGCGCTCCAGACATTGCACGCGACCAGGAACAGGCAGTAGGGATTGCTCACCGTGCCTTTGATGATTTCCCACACGCCCGCCCAGGTCGTCATATCGGCGGCGGTCAGGCCCGCATAGGCCAGCGCCGTCGCAAACGCGCCGAGGATGATCTGCACCCAAAACACGGGGTTCTTAATTCTTACTTTCAGGTTCATAGACAAAACTCCCTTTCATGTCGCGGATATCATGCTCCGCCTCCAGCATGCGCCCCTCCAGTTTATAGGTGCGCTCGACGATTTTGTTGTGTTCGGCCACCTTTTTCTCCAGCTGCTCGATACGGTAGCCCGTCAGGTTGGAGGATATCAGGATACCGCCGAACGTACCCGCCAGCGTCCCGATCAGGCTCATGCCCGCCACGATTACCTCTATTGGCATAGATGGTGGGGCGGTTCTACCCGCCCCGTCACCTCCTCCCTGTTATTTTGCGGCCTCGGCCTCCAGCAGTTCGTTCACCGGATAGCCCTTATGCTCGTAATACGCCTTGCGCGCCTTGAAGTCGCGCGCGAGGCCGTGACGGTTGTCATATACGTCGAGGATGTTCCCGATGCCGTGTACCTTGCCCTCCGCTGCGATGGCCTGAATCTCCGCGTCGTTTTTAATGTAGATGTTCATAATAGTATCCTTTCCGGCCTTACGGCCTGTCCGTGGTTGATTTATGTCCTCACCCTATGGGTGTACAGCGTCTTATCTTGACGCGCTCCGGTCAAATGCCCATAGGCACCGCCCCCTTTCCATAAGTTGCATGTTGTCGTGTCCCTTTCTGCGGCGTTATAATAAGGCAGAGAGGTGATCGCCATGTTTTATGATGATCCGGCCAGCGGCAACGCCACGATTAACCCCGCGCTGATCTCGCGCAGGGCGCGCAACTTTACCGGCGTGATCGTCGAGACGCGCACCGTTGACGGGGCGGTCGAGCCGTACCGCATCACCATGCACGGGAAAACCTATACTGTTACCAAATACCTCGGCTGCCGGTATGATCCCAACCTGTGCGCCACTGAACACGGCATATTCATCGGCAAGCACCAGACGCTGATCTGGCACGCGGATGGCCGCTGGTTCGTCCAGCCGCGTTAAACCGTCCCTATGGGGCGGTTTTGTTTTGCCTTACAGATCGCTCTTATATTGCATCGTGACCTCTCTCCCCATCGTCAAATCCAGCGTCGAGCTACTCTGACTGTAGCAACGAAATCCACCCAGCCCCCATATGATAAATCCCTCTACCCGTATTTTGGCATTGACCGCCCGCGAGCTGTCCGGCGTAATTATCAGATACAGGTTGGCCGAACAACTGCCGCTTGTTACACGGCTGGTGCCGCTGACAGTTGCCTTTACCACACTGGCGTCGTTCTGCCATGCGCCGGTCACGGCCACCGCCAGCGGGATCGGGTCGTAATGGCTGTCGCTGGGTCGCGAGATGCTTTTTATCGATACGTTTCGTGTAACCGTCGAATAGCTGGTAGTCCCATTAATGGCGTCCTCCCATGTGAACGGTTCGATCTCGACATACTCCATCCCCGGCACCCGCGGACTGTTTTGCCCGTGCATGATACACCTCATCCCCGCACCGCCTTTCGGCGGCCGATTATACGGTCAGCACCACTCGCCCGCGTTCGGCCGAATTGTTGGCATTTTGCGTTGCAATGATCTTTCCGCTCTGAACGCTTATTGCGACATAGGTGGATGTTGAGAACAGTTTGGATACGGTCTGCGTACCAGCGTGGTAGGCGTACACTGAAATATACGTCCCTGTCCGGTACGAATAATAAGTAGAGATCAGCGTATCGTTTTTGGGTGCGCCGCACACCTCCCAGGTCTCCTGATCGGCAAAGCTCTCCTTTACATATTCCACGATCTGCGGCGCGGCGGCCGCCGTCTGTCCGTGCATGATACACCTCATCCCCTGCGCCGCCTTTCGGTGCCAATGTCGGGAAATGCGTATCTAAATCGCTGTTTAGATACCCCCCGATTATTTTTCGTCATTTTCACAACTTTTTCCTCCATTTAGAAGCCAATGCACCAGGTTTTCCAGCTTTACGGCAACAAAGCTCAGCCCGAACCACGCCGCCGAAAACTGCGGGCATACCTGCCCCCAAAGGTTGCATGGCATGTCCGAGTAGTCCCACACGCCCCAGCCGAGCCAGCGGTTGACCACCAGCCCCACGAGCAGCTCCAGCCCTGTCACGATCGCCGCGCCCTGCAGCATCTGCAGCGGCATCGGCGGGTGCTCCTGTATCTCGTCCAGCAGGCCGATCAGCACAAAGCACACACCGCCCAGCACGCCCATCGTCCAATGGGTGCGCCCGCGCCAAAGCAATTCGATACCCATGTACGCCAGCCCACCGAGCACGGCCATGCCGCTATGCAGCGCCAGCGACCGTGCTGTAATCAATCTGCACCGCATTGATCTCCTCCTCACCCTCCGCCGCCCAGATCGCGGCCTTGACCGTTTCCTGATACCGCCGGTACGGGTAAACATACGCGGCGATCGCCAGCGAGAGCGCCGTGTACTCCTCCACCGTGAATACCCTGCACGCCTGCTTCTGCGCGTGCCACTCCAGCACCGCCTCCTGCCGCGCCTGCACCGCAAGCTGGTACTGCATCAGGTTGAGCGCCAACTCGTCCTGATCCTCCTGCGTCACGCCGTAGGTCTGGCCGTCCGTCCAGACGAGCGGATGCGCGTCCAGCCAGTCCGCGAGCGCCTGCTTGTTTGCCTCCTGCCGCGCCTCGCGCAGCGTGTCCAGCCCGGGCGCGGGCGGCGGCTCCGGCGCTGGGCTGTTGGATAACGTCAGCGTACCCCCGTCCGTCTCGCACCGCAGCCAGTCCGCCACCGTGTAGCGGCACAGCTCCGCGCCGTCGTCCGCCTGTATCACCAGCACCCCGCCCGGCTCTATGGCCTCCCGCGCCGTGATCACGCACCCGTCCGCCGTCGGCCGGAACGTGACACCCTCATAGGTCTTATCGTTTGTGAGCAGCTTCATTGATGCACCTCCCTATTTGAAGCCATACATCGGGGATTGATCGCCGTATTGCCATGTCAGCGTTTTGGTGTTCTGGTTATAGTGGTTCTTATTAAACTGACTCGATGAAATAATACTGCCGTTGTTATAATCCACATCAATATAGAATCCATAGTCAGGGAAAAGCACCTGATACCGGTTACTGCTCGCCGCTGCCGCAACCATGCGGTAGTCCCCCACATACAGGCTTCCTCCACTGGGGACTTCGAGCTTTTTTATAGAGGATACCTTGAACGACGGCTCTTTCACGCCGCCCCCGCCCGCTATTGTCCGCATCAGTCCACCCCTCCCTCGAATATCAGCGTCAGGTTGACCGCTGGCTTTTCATTGCCCCAGCAGGTAGCCACAAGCTGCCCGTCCGCGGTATCGACATAGGCGATCAGGGCATACGCCTCCTGCTCCAGTTTGCGCGCGGACGCATCCGTGGAGTACTGCGGGCCGATGTTGGCGTATTTCATCGTCGCTTTCGCCACGCTGCAGCTCACCGTCTGCGTGTATACGCTGCCGGACAGCGTCCAGCCGCTCGTGGGGAACGACGCCGTCGTCCGCACCGGCTTTGCCACCTCTAAATTGGTCCGCGCGCCCTGCGCCGTGCCTGCGGCTGTGCCGCCCTGCTCGATTGGTACAAAGCCCTCCTCGTTCAGCCCCGCCACGCCGTCCGGCTGGCCGACCATATCCTGCGATACCGCGCCGGACGGCTCCACCGTTACCGTTACGCTCTCCGCGTTTTCTACAACGAACGGCATGACCGCCTCGAACTCGGTCCCCGCACCGTTCACCGGCGGCTGATGCGGGATGGACGGCGCGTTCGCCACCGCGAAACAGGTTCCGTCCGCGAGGAACAGCGCCAGCTCGCGGATGGTAAAAGCAGCCGTTTCCGCAGGCATCGCCGCCGTCGCTGTAAAGCTGTTTCCGCTCCGCGTGTAGGATGCGACCGCGCCGCGCCATTTCTCATTTTTCAGGGAGGTCTGGTCTTCGGTCGGCTCGTACTCCGCGCCGTTCCCGTCACCGATCGCCATGTGTGTGATGTTGACCTTTCCCCCTGCCTGTGCCGCTGCCGCCAGCGCCGCCAGCCCTGCCTCGGTCACAATGGTTATATAATTCACGTCAGCCCTCCTCCTGCTGTAAACCGGACATGCAGCAGCATGCCCGCCGACGCGCGCACCGCGGCCTGCCGCTCCTGCCGGTAGTCAAATAGATAGTCAAACACCACATGCGAGGGCATGACCTCCAGCAGCGAGGCGGTCATTGCCTCTATCCCCCGTGGGAACGCGCCGGAGGACGCGAACCGGAACCGGACGCGATGCTCGCGCGCCAGCTCCTCCACCGTGGAAACCGCACCCGCCGCATAAGCGGCCGCTACGCCTGCCAGCATGTCCCGTGTGGTGGTCTGCGCGCCGCGCATTTTCGCCTTAACGCGGGCGCGGCGGTCGTCCCAGCTCTCGCCCTGCAGCGGCGTTACGCCATACTCCCGTTCCCAGTAGACAATACCCCACGTCGCGGTATCGATGCAAAGCTGCTGCAGCCAGTCGAGCGCCCGCGCGCGGAACACCTCTCCCAGCACCCAAAGCACACCCGCCGCCGCGCCCACCTCTGGACTGGCGAGGTAGCGCTCGGGCAACAGCTCGGTCAATTTACGTTCCATCGCCCGCCGCCTCCTCTGGAAAGCCGTTTACCGTCACTGTGCCGAGCAGCGGCACCTCGTCCGCGTCCAGTGGCACGTTGACCGTGCCGCCGTTTACTGTCAGGCCCGAGCAGTCGGTCACGCCCTCCAGCTCCATCACAAACGACAGAACGCGGTTATATACGATCTCCGCCTCCGGCTGAAACGCCAGCGTGCCGAGGTATTCCGCCATCCGGTCGGTGAGCGCCTGCACGGTGTTCGATTTGGACACCGTCCCGTCAGTCTCCACCGTCACCGCTACCTGCACGCCAACGCCCGCCGCGCTTTCCACGGTCACCTCGGCGGTCACCGGCCGCTGGGTTTCGATATAGGCCGCGACCTCGTCCACCTTGTCCTCCTCCACCGGCCGCAGCTCCATGTCGGCTACGATCACCTTGACCGTGCCTGGACCGTCCCAGCAGCGGATCACCGCCGCCGCGCCGATGCCGTTTACCTCCAGCGCCCACTGGTGGTAATGCCTGTCGTTGCCGGAGGTAGGCGGCGTCTTGCGGTACGCATCCAGGCGGGCGAACAGAGCCGCGTCGCTCTCCGGATCAGTGCCGCCCACAGCCGCCTGTGTATTTGTCACACCGGTCACGCCCGTAACGGCCTCCTGCGTACTCACCACCGCCCCTGCCGGTATGTTGTACACTGCGCCCACCTCGTCCGCGGTTGCGGATACTGTCCCGCTGCCGCCCCCGCCCAGCGTCAGCGCCTCATCGGTCGCAAAGCACAGCCCGTCCGCGGTAACGCAGATGGTTCCCGCCGGAACAGATGCGCCCGCCGTGCCGGTAAAGGTCACGTCCACACCTGCGGCCGTGCCTGGCTTGCGCGTGATGCCGTACCCTGCCGCAGCCTTATCGATGTACGCGCCGCTCGTCTCGTCTACAAAGGAGATCGGCACCTGCGCGCGCAGCGCCTGCAAGCCCTCCCAGAACACATACGCGCCTGGCGCAAGTATGATGTTCAGCAGGCCGCCCTCGCCCGCGTACAGCCCAAGGTCGTCCTCGATAAAGGCGCGCAGCATGTCCTGCACGCCCTCCGGCGTCAGGCTGTCAAAGTCCTGCGCCTGCAGCGCCGCTTTGAGCGCGTCAAGCTGCGCCTGCAGCGTTTCATCCCTATCCGACATCCTGCTCCACCTCCATTTTGATCTCTCCATAAATGCTGATAATCGAAAAGCTGACCGTCAGCCGGTCGCCCGCCGCCTCCACCGTCATACCGGTCACGGCTGAGATGTACGGGCAGGCCAGCAGGCACTCCTCAATGTAGCGCTGCACCTCGGCGCGCTTGGTTTCCGGCTGATAACTCTGCCCGATCAGCGCGTTCGCCTCGTTCCCGTAGCCTGCGGAAAAGCACGGCCAGCGGAAGCGCTCGGTGTGCAGCGCGTTCCAGGCCCACACCGCGACCGCCTGCTCGCGCAGCACGATCACCGGCACGCCGCCGCGCAGCACAGGCGCGTCCCGCACAAAATCCCATGCGCATTCCCGCATCACCGGCAGCGCGGCCGCTGGCGTCGCCGCGGTTGGCTGCAGATAGGGGAAAATATCCTGTTCCGCCATATGCTCACCTCATTCCATCGCCAGCAGGGCGTAATACGACTGCCCATCGTCCGACCGGAGCAGCAGCACGCGCTGCCCGCGCGACAGGCCGCGCCGCAGTCCCGCCGCAAAGCCCAGATCGTCCTCCTCCAGCGGCAGCCCGTCCGCCTGAACCGCCACCGTCCCGTCATGCTCGTAATCCCTGGTTACCAAACCGAACGTCAGCGTCCAGCCGCCCGTGCCGCTCGGCTCCGACAGCAGGCTTGCCAGCTCCGCCAGGTTGCTCATTCGTCCGCCTCCGATCCGCTCTCACTCTCGCGCATCTCGTTTTTGAAATTCAGCGTCAGGCTGGTCGCGTATACGCCGTTTTGCCACACATGCTTATCCGCGTCGATCCAGCAGGTATTCGCCAGGCCGGTATATGGCTCGTGTATCCATACCGTGTTGCCCGTGATCAGCTTGGTATGGCCGAGGCAGCTCACGGATGCCGTGCGCTCCACGCCGTTCTCCGCGAGGATGTCGCGCGCCTCTGCGGTGGCGTCCTCCCCGTCGCGCTGCGTCAGCACGTCGGCCAGCAGGCCGTACCGTGTCACCGCCGCGTCGTCCGATACCGAGCGGAGGAAGTTGCCCTCGCTGTCCACGATGATCACGCGGTTTTTCATGTTTTCCATGCTCTCACCGTAGGCCGCGGTCTGCAGGTTGGTCCCGCGCGACAGGATGACCGACTGCGGCGTCACCGTGCGCTCGACCACCTCCAGCTTATCCGCGTCAAAGCGCAGCAGGTACTTTTTGCCCGTCTGCCGGCTCGCCAGCGTGTAGGCGGTGTCAATGATCTGGTACACCGCGGCTGCGGAAAATTTCCGGCTGATCGACACGCCGGTCTGCGCCAGCGCGCCGGTCGGCACACCATAGGTGCTGCAAAGCTGCCGCGTGATGGCCTCCGGCGTTTCCCCCTTGTATTTGCGGCTCGCCTTGCTGTTTTTGAGATAAAACCCGTTGTCATAGCAGGTCACCGACATGGTGGAGGAATCCGTGGATTTGTCCTTGCTGACCACATGGCCGTAAAACAGCGTCTGCTCCCCCACGCCCATCCGAATGCCGCCCGCGAGCGGCAGGTACACATAGGGCAGACGCGGGTCGGTTGCGGAAACGATCATTTCCAGCGCGAGCTTACGGCATACGCTGTCCACGTCGCCCGACCACTCGATGCGCCGGAACATGTGCGACACATCACACTCCCCATCCTGGTTCCGCACGCTCACCCACGGCTGGCGGTACTGGTACTGCTCCATCCTTCCGCCTCCTCACAGCGCCGACGCGGGCGGTATTTTGATAACGCTCCCGTCGTAAATCAGGTCAGGGTTTTGTATGCCGTTGTAGGCGGCCAGCTTGGGGTACAAATTGGCATTGCCGTAATACTGGCGGCAGATGCCGGAAAGCGTGTCCCCAGGCTGCACCGTATGGTTCTGCACCGCGGTCTGCGCGGGCGTTTCGGTCGCGCGGGCGGGGGTGGAAACCGTCGCGGCCTGCGCCGTGCTCTGGTCATCCCCCACCAGCCGCACAGGGTTCGGCTGACGGTGCCGCCGCATGGCAAGCGTGCAGTAATAATCGCCCGTTCCCTCCTGCTGGCGGTACTGCAGGTTTTCCAGCAGCACCTCGCATTGTGTCGGGCTGTCCGAAACGATGAAGCGGCACACCTGCCTGTTGTCTCCCGTCAGTTCAAAAAAGTCGATGTAATAATATGGGTCCAGCACAGCGGTCACGTCGTTAAAGGGGTACGCCTGCACCGGCAGCATAAATTCGAGCGTCTCGCTGAACAGCGTCCGGTCGCCCGCCAGATGCACGTCCCCGAAGCCCGTCAGGTTCACGGTTTCGATGGCGACGCCGCGGTCGATCACATACTGCTGCGGCGTGACCGGCAGCACAACCTCCTGCCCCGTCGTCAGGTTTACAAAGATGATCCGCCGCCGGCCCGAACGGTATGCCTGTATCTGCTGCGCGGCCACTCTGCCGAGCAGTCCGGCAGCCGTGCCGCCGATGATCCCGCCGCCTGTAATGGGCATGGGTCGCCCTCCTTTCCCAAAAATAAAAGCCCCGTCTCTGCCTTGCTTGACAAAGACGGGGCTTATACGCTATAATACAGATACAAAAGGGACGCTGTTACTGCGGTCAGCCCTTACTCTGATTCAACTAATGTTGACCGTTTCGGGTGCCACCGAGCGGTCAACGCGCTTTTATGGACATTGCGCAAAGCAGGATTGCCGCGCAAAACAAAAGCTGAAAAGCCTTTCTCCACATTCGCATCACCTCCCCTCGCGGTACAATGCGCGGGGAAAAGGTGGGCTGACCGCCAATATGTAACAGCGTCCACGCATATTATAGCATACGCTGTCGTCTTTTGTCTATGCTTGCCGCCCTTTACGGGGCGGCTTTTTCATGCCCTCAAGCCGGCCGCAGCGTGCGCCGCTGGGCCATCACACGGGCAGCGACCGCCTCCGCGATCGCGTCGATATCGCTCTCCTGCCGGACGGTGTAATTACCGCCCATGTTGATAACCACGCTCCCGCTGCCCTGCCGGTCCTGCGCCCGCGCCTCCCGCGCGGGCAACACCCGCTCGCCCTCATGGAGCAGGTACAGCATATTGTCGCGCGGCACGCGGTCAACGCCGATTGCGCTCGGCCCGCCTGTCAGATAAGTCGACGCCCGTCCACCCCCGCCGGATGAAACGCTCCCCGTCAGATAGGTCGAGGTTGGCACGCTTATAGCAGGCGGGGTGTAGCCGGAGATTAGGCCTCGCGTGAGCCGCTGCCCCAGCGCATAGCCCGCATTTTCAAACGCGCTACCCGCCGCTGCCTGAATATTGGACGCCATCGAGATATTGGCGTCAGTCAGGATACCAACCGCTTCGGAGTTGTAATACTCGCTCTCAGCCATTGCCTGAGCTTCACCCATGAGCGCGCCCAGCTCGGCGCGGGCGGCGATCTTCTCGTCATCCGTTGCTGTACCGCTGTCAATCGTACTCATGGCTTCCTGATACCGTTCGTGCATACTCTGCACCTGTGCGGCGATCTGCTCGTCCATGTCCGCAGAGATATCGCCTGAAAACATTCCATTGACAATATCGCGGTACATTTCCTGTTGCATATTTTCCAGATCACTCTGGAGCGTCCCCATCTGGCTGTAGACCTCCTGCATTTTCTGCCCTGCCTCACCGCCGAGCCAGTCGATCTGGTCTGACATACCGAGCTTTTTCCCTTCGTTATAGCCCTCGCCCATCGCGTTCTGCAGCTCCTGATTATAGCCCTCCAGCGTAGACTGCAGGCCGGAAAAAGTCTTGCTTTGCTGTTCCATCGAACCCTGGTACATTTTGTCCATATAGTTCTGGATGATCTGTACCGCCTCCGTACCGGCTATGTCGCCGTCTGAGATCATCGAGTAGGCGGTACCTTTACTTACGCCCTTGGCGCTGGCCAGCGCGCCGACCGCATCGATGCCTCGATCCTGCAGTATGTCCAGATCCTCCAGCGTCGTCTTGTCGCTCGATCGCATGCGTCCAAGCGCGGTCGCTATATTATTCATATCCATAGTAGTCATGCCGAGCGCCGCACCTGCGTCACCAATCGAGGTCATCGCCGGAATCATTTCGTTTGCCGCATAACCATAAGCCTTAAGCGTCTTACTCATGGCAGTGAGATCGCTATACAGAAACGGCGTCGCATTCGCCATGGTTTTTACCTGCTCCAGATAGCTCCGCGCCGTCCCCTCGTCCCCGAACAGTGTCGAAAATGAAATCAGGTCGGTTTCACGCTGCGCGGCCAGGCTGGAGCCGCTGGACAGGTCCTCCTCCCGCCTGGAAAAGACATCCTCCACCTGCCCCTGCACATAAGCCTTAAACGCTTCGTCGCGCTTGGCATAGGTTTCTGTTGCGGCAGTGATGCCGCCTGTAATCGCACCGATTCCCGCACCAATCGCTGCGCCAGCCGGTCCGAGCATTGAGCCAATCGCTGCGCCGGATAGCGCGTTCCCCAGCACAGAGGACACTGCGCTTCCCGCCTCATCTCCAAAATAAGAGCCAATCAGTGTATTGGCCGCGCCGGACAGGCTCTGGCTGAGCATTTGCCCGATACCGGCCCCCGCAAGGCCCTTCAGGATGGATTTTGTCTGCCCGCCGCTGCCGCCTCCGCGGTTCAGGATTTTGCTGCGCGTCCCTGCAAGCGAGGTTTCCTCGTTTTCAACCATGCGGATACTTTTAGACACCGCATAGTATTGCTGCTCCAGTTTTTCCAGCTCGCTAAGCTTGTCTTTATAGTTCTGCTCGCTTACTGCATCGCCTAATTTGCGGAATGCTTTGCGGGCTTCCGTAACCTCCTGCTGCACTTTGGACAGGTTGGTCTTGATATCCACCTTGGCGGCAGATAGCGTGTCCAGACTGTTCTGCAATTTATCAATATCTTTCGCGGTTTCGCCGGAAGCCCGACTGACCTGCTTTAATATCGATGATACCTTGTCCTTTGCGCTCAGTGCGATCGATACATCAGGCATATCCCGTCGCCTCCTCCCGCCGCATGCGTTCGCTCTCCGCCCTCCAACGGATGCCCTCCAGCACTTTCGGCAGGCACTCGGCCAGCACAAAAGCCTGCAGCACAAGCCGCTCGCCGGGCGGCAGTTTCAGGTAATCGGATGGCAAGACGTGATGATGCCGGAACAGCAGGTACATCACATACGTCTCGTCATCCTCTCTCAGTTTTTTTCGATATCCGCCAGAATCTCCAATGTAGAGGCGCGATATCCGGACAGTTTCTCGATCGCGGCCTGCAGATCCTCAATCTCGCCTGCACGAAGCATTTTGTGTACAACCTCATATGGCGTCGCTGCACCGCATGCTTTCTGCAGGCTCGCGTCGCGCAGATTGGGTTCAACCACACCCGCTGTGATAACCGCCGCAGCGATATCTCTGCCAGCATGCATCTGCTGTATCTCGCGCACCTCGTCATAGCTCAGCTCACGGATACGGAACACGACCGGCACGCCGGTCTCATCCGTCCAGCTTTTGAAGAGGAGCAGCTGCTCCTGCGGCTCGCGTTTGCATGCGCCCAGCAGACGCTCCACTGTAGTCGGTTCGTATTTCTGCTTTTTCTCTGCCATTGTGTTTCCCTCCTTATCTCGGCTGGACCAGGTCCAGGAACTCCCAGCGCGTGAATGTAAACGGACATTCGATCTGCCCCTTGGCCGCGGCCTCCCAGTCCGCCAGCGTCAGGTCGTCGAACGAGGCGTCGTAGATCACCACGCGCTCCGCGCCGTAAGCGTCCGGATCATCCAGCTTGGAAATCAGCTTGACGCGCGTGTCCCTGCCCGCCTTGAGGTTGTCGCTCATTTTAATTGCCATACGGCTGTTAACCTTATGGAAGCGGATCGAGCCGGTACCCTTGGCGCTCATCAGTTTGGTGTCCACCATAAACTGCCCGCACATGGGTACGTCCTCTTTGTTTCCCGCCACCTTGGCCTGCAGGCCCAGCGTCTCGCCGCACAGCTCGTCGTCCATCCATGCCTCGCCGTGCGTGCCGGACATGACGCGCGCGGCCGAATCCATGCTTGTGCTCATTTATCCCGTCCTCCTTTATACCGCGATCTTAATGGTAACATCCTCGATCGCGTCCACGATCGTGAACGCACCGGTCAGGAACACCTGCGAGCCGGTGTCCGCATGGCGCAGTTCATCGTCGTCCATGTCGTCCGCCTTATCGCCCAGGTAATCGCGCACCGCCTCCACGTCGATGTCCAGCGTAGAGCCGCCAGCCAGCAAAATACCCGCCTCCTCTAACTGGTACAGGTAATTGCGGCCTGCCGTTACCAGCAGCATGCGGTTGTCGTAGGTGTTCGCGTATTTACCGATGAACGTGTCCTCGATGGTGGCGCGGAAATCCGCGTCCACGCGGTCGACGACCTCCAGCGCCTTAATCTTCTGGAAGATCGGGCCGTGCTCGGCAGTCGTGGTCGTCAGCGAATTGACCGCGCGGCCGATTTTGACCTGCCGCCCGTCGTGAATGAGGATCAGTTTGCCTGCGTCGATCGCGGCGTCTGCGGTTTCCTTGTCCAGCCGCGTCACGTCGGTCAACTCGGGCAGCGGCGCATAGGTCGCGCTCATCGTCCACGGCGTACCCGCGAAAATGCCGGCCATGCGCGAGCAATACTGCGCTGCGGTATAGCTGGTCGTTCCGTCTGTCATACCGTCCGCGTCGAAATCGATCACCGGATCGTAGTCCGCGACCAGTTTGGGCAGTACAGCCTTGATATGGCTGTGCGCTTCCCTTCGCTCCTTAAGCCAGCTTTCAACCGCCTGCGCCTCCGCCTCCTCGATATCAGGCGGGCCGCACAGATAATCCACTTCCTGCGTGGCGAAATACGCCAGCGCTTCCGCAAGGTTTACGTCCTCCTCGTCCGTCACATACACATACACGCCCTTGGGCGGGTTGACATAGCCCGCGAACGCGCGCTCGATGTATGCCTTGTTATCCGCGGTCAGCTCGGCGGGTATTTTGGATGCCCGCGTCAGGTAATGCGCGCCCGCCTGCTTGGTGTCGCGCACGATCAGGCCGACATATCCCTTGTCGCCCATTGCGATCGTCACCTGCGCGGCTGTTTTGAATGTAATATCAATAGAGGGCAAGCCCATATCGTTACTCCTCCTTTGGTGTTGTTTCCGCGCCCACGCTCTCGACCACCGGCTGCGTCACCGGCGCGGCCGGACGGTTGTCCTCATAGGTTACGGTGATGGTTACGTCCGCCACGTCGAGCGAACGTGAAATATCGATACGGTCGGCGGTCAGCCAGCGGTCGCCGCAGATGAGCGCGCCGCGCTGCAGAAAGGCGTCAGACAGCGTGTCTGTCACATCATACAGGCGGGCGGTTTCCGTTTCGTAGCGGTCGCCCACCTTGTCGATGCATTGTATGGTGATCATCTGCTCCACCGCGACTATGCACGACGTGCGCGAGGTGATCTTCCTCCCCTCCGGCCGCAGGAAAAAGCTCGGCCGCTCGAATTTCTCGGGGAGTACATCGGTGTAAACGGTGCGGTCTGGATACAGCCGCACCACCACCGCGTTTACCCCGTCCATGAGCTCTTTCACTTTCAGCATTTATTTCCCTCCCAGTCTGGCGGCCATTTCGTCGCCCCAGCGCTCCACCTCGCGCTGCAGCATTTTGGGAAGCTCGCTGCGGTAAGCCGAATAAAAATCCCTGCCGCTCACGCGCAGCTTATGGATTTCCGGCGTGTACCGCGCCGCGCGCCCGCTGGGCCGCCGGATATTGTGTCCGCTCACGATCGCATTTGTGATCGCGCCTGGACTGCCCTTTCCGCTTGGCGGGCTGACCGGACGGACCGCCGCATAGCCGCCGCCCGATCCGATGTACAGTTTTTGCCACCCTGCGACCTTATCCCGTCCGCCGTGTGCGTTGCCCAGCATGCCCGCGATCCGGCCGCGCACACCGGTCTGCATCCGCGCGCCCAGCCGTTCATGGATGGCGCGCTGATCGGCGCGTTTGCGCTGCAGCTCAGCATCGCACCGCTTGGCAAAGCGCCGCAGTCCCTGCGCTCCGTCTGCCATCAGGTATCCGCCTCCCGTGTGATCTCGTACTCGTTTTTGTACTCGGACAGCTCGTGTTGGGTTTGCACACGGAACTTGTAGCCGCCGATGGTCACAATCTCGCCCGCCCGCAGCGTAACCGCCTTGGGGCAGATCGCAACATAGGTCAGCGTAGTGGCGTCGTGCGTTTCTCCCTGGGTAAAGCCCTCGTATTTCTCGGTCACGCAGGCAGGGAACGACAATATGCGGTCAACCGCCAGCGTCGGATTGTTCAGTGCGTTCTTCTCGATTTTTGTCCGCCGCACCGAGCAGATAACCGGCTCAACCATCACGGCGGCCGCCTCCATATGCAGGCGGTCCGGAAAGGTCAAATCAGCAAGGAAAAGGAAATGCCCGCGCCAGCGCAGCGCCTGATGCAGCGTCAGGGGCTGGGTGCGCATCGTGGCGCACCACTCCTCGCGGCTCGCGCCCACGGTGGAGAACAGGCTGCGCTTACCGGTCTTTTCGACCTTGGCCCAGGTGGTCTTTCCCGCCTGCCATTCCCAGCCTGTGCCGTCCGGCCTTTCTGCCAGCGTCAGGATGGTCACGCGCTCCCGCATCTCACCCGCTTGTACCGCCATCGTCCGCACCTCCATAATTACATCGTAATTTAAGCTGGTTAAGCATCTGCCGCACCACGGGCGGCACGGTTTCCAGCGCCTGCTGGGGCGTGTCCGCGCCGCGCGCGTCGTACATCTGCAAGGTCATGGCCTGCACGATCAGGTCGTGCTGGGCGGGATTTATCTCCCGCCGCACGCCCGCGCCGCTCAGATAGGCGTCGTTCGCCTGCATCAGACCGGCGATCAGCTCGTCGTCCTCGTCATAGTCCACCTTCATGTATTTCTTGCAGGCGGCGAGGCGCTCGTCCGCCTCAGCCGCCCGTCCCGCGGCGGTCATACCTGCAGGACGGTCACTCCGCCGTCGTCCGGCACATAGCGCGTGTCGGACACCAGCATGACCGCCGCCACCGTCGCAGTGGTGTCGTCCAGATTGGTGAGCTTCACCGCCAGATAGCGCCAGTCCGGCGTCACCCTGCCGCGCACCGCGAACAGGCGGCCGGTCTCGCCGCCGCTGTCCGCCGTGTGGGACAGCTCCCTGATGGTCTCCGCGCCGCTGCCGCCCGAATCGTTCGAGCCGAGCAGCTCGAGCTTCACGCCCTTGCTGGCCGCCATCGCGCCCACCGCCACGAGAAACGTGTAATCATAGCGGTTGTTCATGTCCGCCCAGGCGGACGTTACGCTGCCGTCGCCCGCGAGCGACGCGGGCGCGGACAGCATGGCTTCCGTTATTCTCTGGTTGTTCAGCATAGCGTAATACCTCCCTTACGAGCGCGCGCCCAGCACCACGAACGGCGAGCGCAGCACCTTGGAATTTTTGAGCTTTACCGCGTTTTTGCCCTTGGGCGCGCCGCCCGCGCGCAGCTGCAGCCGGAAGCAGTTCTGCGCGGTCAGGAACTCAACGTGGATGGACATATCCTGCTTTACCGTCCCCTTGCGCAGCAGCATGTACTGTTTCAGATCGAACAGGCCGATATCGCCCGCCTTGCCGACCTCGGCCATATGGTCGGTTTCGATGATCGGCTTGCCGTACAGCGTCGCGTAGGGCGCGCCGGTCGCGCCCGTGGGCGGCAGGTACACCGGCACGCCGCCCGTGCCTACCGGCAGCGTCAGGAACGGCAGCTCCTCGGCCATGTCCGGATGCATCACCCAAACCGCGCCCGTCTTGCAGCGCGGCAGGATGCGGCCGTACATGCGCGCGATGTTCTTAAACGTCAGCATTTCGGTCTGGCCGCTCTCCTTTTCCACCGTGACCAGGCTGGGTGCGTGCAGGATGCCCAGCGGCTTGCCCACGCCGTCGCCGTCGATGCACGCGCCCTCCAGCAGACGGTTGGCGGCGGTCGCCATCGCGTTATTGAGCAGGCCGGACATAAACGGCATGTCCTCCATCGCCTCCTCGGTGATGTAGATAAACGCCATCAGCTTGTCCAGGTCGATCTTGGTCTCGTAGAACTTCGGCCGGCTGGCGGCGACGGTCGCGGCCTCGCTCGCCCAGTACGCCTGCACGCCGCCGTACACGCTCTCGGAAACGTCGGTCTCGTCGCAGGTCATAAAGCGCACCGCGTTGGACGCCGCGCCGGACGTGTAGCTGTCCACGCGGGACAGGATATCGCCCGAGGTCGCGGCGGTCTCCAGGATTACGCCCGCGAAATCCTCCTGGATGGCGAACGCGCCGTCCGTGCCGCTGCCGGTATTGATCCCCTGCGCCGCGTTTACCGCCCCGAGACGGTTGTCCGGCGTACCCTTGGCCGCCAGCATCACCGCGCGCAGCTGCTCTCCCAGCGAAGCGAACGGGCGGTCCTTGCCCCTGTCCTCCGGCGCGGGCTTGCCGCTGCCCTCCGGCTCGGCCTGCCCGCCCGAAGCCGCGCGCAGCTCCTCCACGGCCTTGATCTGGTTGTTGATATCGGCAATCTGCACATTGAGCTGGGTCAGCTTGTCCAGCTCGCCTGCATCCGCCGCGGCGTTCGCCTGCGTCACAAGCGCGCCCTTATTTGCCTTGAGCTCGGCAATTTTCCTGCTGTAATCCATATTGTTCTCCTCTCTGGGGCTGCCGCCCCGTCACATATTTTTAAGCAGCTCGAGCCGTGCCTTTGCCAGCGCGAGCGCATTTTTATCGCCCTCCGGCTCCTGCGTGGGCGGGCTGCCGCCCTTGTCCATCTCGGCCTTGCGCGCCCTCAGCTCGGCCGCATCGGGCAGGCCGCCCGCGGTCGCCAGCGCGCGGATGCCGCTCTGCGCGCACATCACCGCCTGGCTGGCGATCACGCCGTCCTCGTCGTACAGCACGCTGTCTACAAAGCCCGCCGCCATCGCGTCCTGCACGGGCATCCACGTCTCGGCGCGCAGCATGGCGTCCAGCTCGCCGCGCGTCTTTTTGCCCGCGCATTTTAGCTCGTAGGCGTTGAGTACGCTCGCCTTAAACGAGCTTAGCGCCTGCAGGCTGCGCCTGTGCTCCACGCTGTCTCCCTCGGTGCGCAGGCTCGGCAGGTGGATCATAAACTGCGCCACCGGCGAGGCGCGCACCACGTCCGCGCCGATCGCGGCCACCGACATGGCCGAACCGGCCAGCGACTGGATTTCCACCTCGGTCGGGATGTTTGCCGCCTTGAGGATGGTGTAAATCTCATACCCCGCGAACATGCTGCCGCCGCCCGAGTTGACCTCCAGCGTCAGCGGCTCGCCCTCGGGATTGTCCGCGATGGCCTGCCGCACGTCGCGCGGCGACACCACGCTGAAGCCGAAATACCGGTACAGCTCCGCGTCGTCGTCCGACACGACATAGCCGTTCATCTGTGTCCTCACTATTTCACCTCCCCCTGTACAATATGGTCGATGGTGTCCAGGTTTTTCGTGATAAAGAACCGCTGCCCCGCGCCGCCGGGGATCGCGTTGCGCTCCTCCATCGCACGGCACTCGTCAGGGTTCAGGATGCCGCTGTACACCATCGTCTGATAAAATTTGCTGCGCGTCGCGTCGTCCCCGCGCATGAGCGCGGACACGTTGAAGCGCATGTAGCAGCCGTCCCGCAGCTCCGCGTCCGTGTACAGCTTGTACGCCCATTCCTGTTCCCACATGGTCACATGGGGTACGAGCGCGTTGGTTACGAACACGAGCTGCTGCTGCTCGTTACTGTTGTAGCTCTGCTTGCCGCTCTGCAGCATAAACTCGGGGATGCCGGTAAACCGTGCGATCTCCTCCACCGAGAAGCTGCGGCTTTCGATAAACTGCATTTCAGACTGCGTGACGCCGAGCGAGGTGAACTTCATCCCCTTGTCCAACACCGCGACCTTGTAGGCGTTGTCCATGCTCGAAGCGTACTCGTTGAAAGCGTCGCGCACCTTGGCGCGCGTGTTCCGGTCCGCGTCCGTGTCGATCTCGATAATGCCGCTCAGCCGCCCGCCGCCCGCGTAGAACTTGCGCAGGTATTTCTGCGCCGCGCGGTCGGTGGCCACAGTCTCGCGGGCGAGGTCGAGCACGCCGCGTCCCCATTTCCCGTCGTAGCTCTCGAAGAAGCACAGCAGCAGGTCCCCAGGCTGGAACTTGCGCACCATATCGTCCACTGTGAACGCATACCAGCTCTGGCCGGTCTCACGGTCTTTCAGGTACTGGTAGCCCGCCGTCTGCAGCGGGATCAGCTCTTTCACGCGTCCGACCGCGTCCCGCTCGATGTACGCCGCGCCCAGGCCGTGCCAAAACGCCTGGCTCATCATGATTTTTTTGCCCATCGCGGGGCTCATCGCGTCGTTCATGCGGCTGTGCAGCACATAATCGAGGTCGGGGCGCGTGGTCAGCTCCTGCCGCTCGCCGCCCGCCCTGCGCCGCAGCGCGATTGGCAGCAGGCTCATGGAGTTGGTCAGGATACGGTGCGCCGCCGCCACCGGCGAGAGCCGCTCCGCGTTTGACACCGCGATCTCGTCCGCGTCGTTATCCAGTGAGAACACGCGCGCGATGCGCTGCAGGAACTCGTCGTAGTCCACCGCCTCATAGCTGACCGACTGCGCGGCCGCTTTGCTTGCGATCATTTACGCCACCTCCCCGCGTCCGCACGGGCGACCAGCAGGCCGTACCAGACCAGGAACGCGCCCGCCGCGCCCCAGCCCAGCGCCGGATGGACCAGCGCGGCCGCGCGGGACAGGCAGGCCCCGCCCGCGATCAGCAGCAGGTCGTCCAGATACAGCCAGAGCGTGGTTTTTATCTTTTTCAGCATAGGCTCCAATCCTCCGCTTGTACTTTTTCGTTGATGCTGGGACCCGCGGCCAGCCTGCTCGCCGCAAACGCGATGATCCAGCTCACGGTAATGTCGATGCGCCCGCGCGAGCGCTTCTTATTGGGGTGTATATTCTCATTACTGTCCGTATCGCACCGCACGTTTGCAAAGCACTGCCGCGCGGCCGTGTTGTGGACGTGCAGCATCTCGTGCGTGCGGATGAGGTGTTCCATTTCTTTCATGGGTGGGCTGATGCTTTTCATGCTCTGCGGAATCTCCACGATCTGCGTCGGCCTGCCCGCCCCCGCGATCAGCGACATGAGCCGCTGGGTGATCGTGGTGGAAAGCCACGGGTCAAAGCCAACAATCCGCAGGTCGTAGTCTTTGGCGGCCTGCATGATGGTGTCGATCACGTCCTCATAATCGATCACGTCGCCCTCGCAGCCGCGGAGAAAGCCCGCCCGTATCCAGTCGCGGTAGGGCGCGTGGTCCGCGCGCTCGCGCGCCTCGATGTCGTCCAGCGGTATCCAGCCTGTGAACAGCGCCACCCACTTGTCCAGCCCCTCCTGGGGCGGGAACAGCAGCGTAAACGCGGTAAGGTCCGTGCTCTTGGAAAGGTCCCCGCCGCCGAAGCAGCGCTTACCGTGCAGCAGCTTCACCGCGTCGCGCCAGTGCGCGCACCCCTCGGGGTTCCATTGCGTCTTGTCGTAGATCGTGACCGGTATCCAGCCCACCGTATGCGTGGCAATCCACTGGTTGAGCCGCAGCCAGCGGAACAGCCGCTCCGCCGCCTCGCTGCGCTTGGCCTCCTGCGCCTCCGCGCGGATGGTACTGAGCTTCACCGTCCTGCCGATCGAGGGGTTGCAGCGCCGCCACAATTCCTCGTCGTAGATGTTGATATTCTTCAGCTCGTCCTCGTCCTCAATCAGGCCAAGGCCGTACACGATCGGCAGCCAGCGCGGGTCGTCCATATCGCCCTCGCGGGCGCGCCCCTCGCGGCACCGCAGGATGGACAGCGCCTTTTCGTGGACCTCCCAGCCGATGCTCTTCCGGTCCGGATCGTCGCCCGCCGTCGTCAGCACGATCCACACAGGCATTTCGCGCGCGTCGCCTGCGCCGAACGTCATAACGTCCCACAGGTCGCGGTTCGGCTGCGCGTGCAGCTCGTCGAAAATGACGCAGGACGGCTTGTAGCCGTGCTTGCTGTATGCCTCCGAGGACAAAACCTTGAGCTGGGAGCCGCTCACCGTGTCGTAGATGGTCTTGGTGCTGTCCACAATACGGCTGCGCTTTTTCAGCGCGGGCGAATGCTCCACCATCCATTTCGCGGCCGCGTACACGATGCCCGCGTTATCGCGGTCCGCCGCGACGACATACACCTCGCCGTTGATTTCCCCGTCCGCGTACAGGTGGTACACGCCCAGCGCGGCGGCAAGCTCGGACTTGCCGTTTTTCTTGGCGATCTCCAGATAGAGGTACTGGTACCGCCGGATGTACAGTCCGGCGGGGTCCGCCCCGCCGCCCTCGGCCTCGATCAGCTGGCCGTAGAACTCGGTGACAGCGTCGCGCTGCCAATCCATGAGCCGGAACGGCGCGCCGTTCGAGCAGGTCAAACACTCGATAAAATCACATACAAACGACGCCGCCTCGGCGTCAAACATCCGGCGCACCTCCTCTCCGCTCCGGCGCTGTGACGGACGGGCGGTGGTCGGAACACCGCCTGCCGCCATAGCACATTCCAAGCAGCTCTCGCCGCCCGTCACAGCGCCGGAAAGATTAAGAATTACATCTTGGTGTAACGGATTCGATAATCCTCCGGTACACTGGAGAATCGCAACGACCAGACCATCTCGTCCCATATGCAGTACGGCACCGCGCCTGACAGATAATTGCTGTCGATCATCCACTGGTCAAAAAGCCGGCCCTTAAGATAGTAGGACGGGGTTCTCCTCGTAAGAAAGATGAATTTCGTCTCATCTCTTAACAGTATCCAATTCAGTGTTTCCATAGCGATCTCCGCACCAGACCGCCGGCACAACTCGTTAAAGTTTCTTTTTGTGTCGGGCAGACTATCCGTGTAGACACCAATCCTGAGAGGACGCGCCTTCGGCTCATAATCAATTTCGAGTACCATGATTTTCCCCTCCCGTGTTCAATTTGGACACCGCCCGCAGTTTATCATGCGGGCACTCCTGCACCCGCTCGACGCGGCGCAGCGCGCTCTCGCAAAAGCCGTACTTGTTGATCATTGGGCAAAGCAGGCTGCACATGATTCCGTTTTTCATGCCCTGCGCCGCCTTTCCCTACCCAGAACAGATGTTATCGGGTCGCCCGCCGCCTCGTCCTCGGGCGGCTTCGGCACCACCAGACGGCACCGGCTGGAGATCGTCAGGCCCAGCGCGGCCGCCGCGCGGTCGCACTGGTTGAAATACCGCGTCTGCGTTTTGGACAGGTCCTCCAGCAGCGCGATCGCCTGATTCGCGATCGCGCGGTTGACCTGCTCGGTGACCGCCAGGTACGCCTGCTCGGCCAGCAGGTAGCGCGCCAGGCAGTCGTAATCGATCTCCGCTAAAATGCCGATCTCGATGAGCTGCTTTGCCAGCGTGCGGAACTTTTTGTGCAGGCTCTCCGGCAGGTAGGCCGGTGGCTTCACCCGCTTACTTTTGGGCGGCGGCGCTTTCACCTCGGCCGCGCGCCGCGCCTCGGCCTCCGCTTTGGTCAGGTGCTTGCGGCCGTTCAGGACGAGCAGGTCAGTCGGCTGTCTCGGTCCCGCCATCGGCCGCACCTCCCTCCAGCAGCACGGCCTTGCGGCCGGTCATTTCCTCCCACCGCCGGATGATCACATCGCAGTTATGCGGGGACAGCTCCATCGCCCTGCACCTGCGGCCATAGGTCTCGGCGACAAGCACCGCCGTACCCGAGCCGCAGAACGGGTCCAGCACAAGCTCGCCCTTTTTCGTACTGTTCCGTATCTGCCGCGCGAACAGCTCCACCGGCTTCATCGTCGGATGCTCCGCGCTCTCCTGCGGCTTGTCGCAGAAATACACCGTACCCTGCCCGTCCCCGCCGAACCAGCGGTGACCCGCCCGCGCGTCCCAGCCGTACAGGCACCCGTCGTAATCCGCAGGCGCAAGCCCGCCCGCAAGGCACGGCTCGTGCTGCCAGTTGTAGTCCTGCCGCCCCAGCACAAACTGGTTTTTGACCCATACAAGGTAAGCGTGGACGGGCAGCTTTGCCGTCTGGCAGGCCGCAAGGAACTGCATCGTGCTGGACGCGCCGTACCAGATGTAAAACGCCGCGCCGGGCATCAGCGCCCCGCGTGCCGCCGTCAGCGCGTCGGTGAGGAACGCCTGGAACCGGTCCGCGGGCAGGTTGTCGTTTGCGATCGTCAGATGCTCGGCCGTGCCGCCGTGGTAGTCCACGTTATATGGCGGGTCGGTCAGCAGCAGCCACGCCCGCTCGTCCCGCATCAGCCGCCGCATGTCCTCCGGTCTGGTCGCGTCGCCGCACAGCAGGCGGTGGCTCCCCAGCTCCCACAGGTCGCCCCTCCTGCACTGGTCAATTTCTTGACCCCCGTCGGGCAGGTCGGGCGCGGCGTCCCGCGCCAGCGCGTCGGACAGCCGGTACTCCCCGAAGCCCGTCAACCGCAGGTCGAAGCCCGCGTCGAACAGCTCCTGCAGGCAGGCGTCCAGCAGGCCGTCGTCCCAATGGGATTTCTCAGCAAGGCGGTTTGATGCGATCATGTAGGCCTTACGCTGGGTGGGCGTCAGATGCTCCACATACACGCACGGCACGGCAGGCACGCACTCCGCGAGCGCCGCCTCCACCACCGCATGCCCCGCGATGATGTTCCGCTCCTGATCCACCAGCACCGGCGACACCACGCCGTACTCGCGCAGGCTGGCGCGCAGCTCGCGGATCTGCCGCTGGCTATGCACCCGCGGGTTTGCCGCGGACGGGATCAGCGCCGCAGGGTCGAGCAGCTCCAGTTTTGTTGTCGTTTCCATTCGATTCACCTCGTTCCCTCCCGCTATGGGGACACAGTTGACCATCGTTTTCCCGCCGTGGGGAGAAAATCCCACGCGGAGGGGGGCCTGCGGTCTTACGCACCCCGCCCCGAAACTTTTCCAGGGTGGGGGGATGTACGGGAAATCCACGGATTTCCCGCCAGGGTTCGGGCGCGTCAGGCCCGCGCCGCGCCTGTCCGAGCGTCCGGCCGGTCACCGGCGTTTGCCGCGCGCCTTTGCCCTGCTTTCGGCGGCGGTTTTGCGGCCGTGGCACGAGTGACAAAGGCTTTGCAGGTTCTCTGGGTCGATAAACTTCGACCAGTCGCCATCGTGCGGCACGACATGGTCCACGTCGGTGGCGTACACCCGCAGGCCGTGAGCAGCGCACTCTCGGCAGAACGGCTCGCGGGCAAGCTGCTCCGGCCGCAGGTCGTCAGTCCAGACCGGCAGGCTGTACCAGCGCCGCCAGCGGCGGCTGTCCTCGCTGCGCCTCTCCACGCGCGGCGGCCGGTGCCGCTCGCAGTAGCCGCTGCGCACCAGCGCTGTACAGCTTGGGTGCAGGCAGGGGCGCAGGGGCTTACTTGCCATAGTCCATCATGGCCGCCAGCGCCGCCGTGGTGCTGGCGATGATCTGGTTGATCGCCACGATGCGGCCGGTGAGCCGGTAGCGCAGTTCAAAGCGCGGCTCCACCCTGCGCTGTTCCAGCAGCTCCAGCCGCCGCGCCCGCAGCGCGTCCAGGTTGGCCTCGTATTCCGGTATCATTTCGGCTATGGTTTTCACGGCATGCCCTCCTTTCGGGCAAAAGAAAAAGAGCCTAACGTCGACCGGATCATTCCGTGTCGTGTTAGGCTCATGGCTCCAAGGCTCGTGGCTCGATTTCGATGTTGAATTTTTCCTTGCAGTGCTTGCACTGGTATTCCAGATTGCGGATCAGCGTCTTGTCGCTGATTGGAAACAACTTGCGGCCGCATTTGGGGCAGCAGTACCATCCGTTTTTGATCATGGCAACTCCTTATCTCCTATTATACGCTGTTTTTCGGGTTTGTCGAGGTGGTCGCGGCTTTTTCTCCATGCCTGTGTGAGATGTTAATGGGCATTCCAAGCCAGCAACAACGCGCGTGCGTGCGCGTTGTTTATATAGTTTCGGCTCCCGCCTTGGGAGCAGGTATTTAATGTAGCGGCAGCTCGCCGTCTCATTCCGGCCGCCGCCCTCGTCCAGCACCTGCGCGCCAGGCGGCGCATCCACGCTTGCGCCGTCGTCCACCCATTCATAAGTGGTGACCGGCTGCTCGAGGCCCCGCGAGCCGACGAACTGCTTTTTGCCATTGAGGCTGGCCTCCCGCCGCTCCTTGGTGAGGTAGCCCGCCCAGCCATCGTACCCGCGTTCGCGGATGTAACTCAGTTGGACGTCGTCTCCCCATATCCAGAGCGACTTAAACAGTTCGAGGTCGCCGCCGACCGCATTCAGGATAATATGTGCGTGCGGCCGGTGGTCCCCGTGCCGCCCCTCCAGCACATAGATATATTTCAGGTCCGGCAGGCCGCGCGCTTTCCGGTAGGCGCGGAGCTGCGCAAACACCTTGCCGAGCCGTCGCCGCGTGACCTCTGCGCTCTCTGGCAGATCCGCGTCACGGTATGTCGCGGTGATCATCAGGTCCTCCGGCTCGAAATTGGCAGCCATCAGCATTTCCAATTTGCGCTGGGCGTTATTGCAGTTGGTGCGCGCGATCTGCTCCGCCGTCACCTCGCGGATACGCTTGCGCTCCTCTTTGCTGGCGTTCGGCCGCGGCACTGTGTAGGCGATGTCCCACACCAGCCGACCCGCGCGCGTTGTTTTGCGTCGTTTCATTTGCCCTCCGTGTTCAAATCGGACACTAAAACGGGTTCAGGGAGGCCGCAGCCTCCCACCCCTCGTTTTTATGATTTTTCAGAATATCCGCAAATTTCGGGTTTGTCAATCTTTTAATGATCTTTTTTACAATTCATCGTCTGACCAACGTCCCAAAATATGCACTTTGCCACTCCAAAACCAGCGGAACAGTCCCATAAACAGGAGGTTTGCCGCCCTGCTCCACTCGGCATGCACCTCGCCGCAGTTCCGGCAGATGCGGACGCGGAAAACAGGAAGCATCACATAGCCGGTATAATAGCCCTGCCGGTTGTAATGCGTACAGCAGCCCAAGTCTTTATTCATCGCTTTTCACCCCATCAGTTTACGCCACGCCCGATCAGCAGCACGCGCTCTGGAAAGCGCTGCATCAGCCCGCTCCAGCGTTTTGGGTGGGATATCTTTAATTGCTTTCCCCTCATAGCGTCGTAGCAGATCAATATACTGTTCGGTCGCGACGCGCTGCTCGGTCAGCAGTGCGTTTGCCTTTTCGGTCCGGTCACTTTCGCGTTTATATTTGAGGTCGTTCAGTGCAAGCCGCAGCTCCCGCTCTGAGAGCGCATACTGGCACATTCTCCGTATCACCCAAATCAATTCGGGTTTAGAGCATTTTTCCAGTTTCACTTTTTTCTCGTTCTGGTCATCAGGCATCCTCCTTTCCCTCCTTTGGGCCGCGCCATTGCGGGAGGCATTGTTTTGTCCCGCGCCTCACCTCCGCAACGTCGGCAGCGGGGAGGTTGGATACAATCTGTTCAATGGATTCCCTTGTGAATACCCCAATAGTTTCATAGTCTCCTATTGTAGTAATTTCTGGAGCAACAGCTTTCTCAATCGCTTCAATGACTTTCGCCTTTGTGATGTACTCCTTCATTCCTGCTCCTCCCACTGTTTCTTCATATCCTCGTACAGTTCATCCATTTTTTTGTTCCATCCCCTAAGCTTCCAAAAGGTAAGAATACCCAAGACTATCCACTCAACGGAAGCTACAAACATCATAATATCAGCCATCCTGCTCCCTCCGTAGTGCGGTCTCGGCCTCTGCGCGGGTGAGAAAGACGGATTTTCCCAGTGCGGAAATTTCAAATCCATTCAGATTGGAATAAATTCCATCAATCAAATTCCACCCTACCAAGACAGAGCAATAAGAAATGTGGACTGAAATAACCTCGTATGTGGAAACAATCCCCCGCTTGTTTGGCTCATACACTTTTTTTCCAAGAAGTCTGTCTGCCTGTGCCAGTTCGCGGAGGCGGTCAGGTGTTATACCAAGGGCTTGTCCGGCCAGTTTTAAAACAGCAGCTTCATTAAATGCCCGTTTGATGTCCTCCGGCTCCAACCCCGTGTCCTCGTAGGCGGCGAGGCGGTCAACGATTTTGTCCAAGATGCCACAGTCACCACAATTAAGCGTTTCGCAATTCCCACTACAGATGAGATAATAGCCGTTCTCATCGTAGTGCTTTTCCGTGTATCGCTTCATGTCATTCCTCCTTCTGGCCGCGCCATTGCGGGAGGCACTGTTTTGTCCCGCCCCTTACATAGCACTGGCCGTTTTTGCAGAATTGACAAGTGTCTAAATTATCACCATTATCACCGCGATAGGCCATAACGCTTTCCAGATCGCTTGCCGCCGCATCCTTCTCCCGCTTTACCTGCTCCAGCTCAGCCCGCAGCCTCTCGTTTTCGATCTGGAGCGTGGAGAGGGCATCTGGCCGCTTTTTGAGGAAACTCGAACAATCTCTTTCAATTCCAAGGTCTGGGCAATACTGACGTACTCTACACCAACCATAGACGAGTTCCCCCTCGTCATCGCCCCATCCCAAATTTCCGCAATCGTTACATTTCATTTGATGGTCTCCTTTCCATCCGGCGGGCGGCGGTAGGCCGTGTACGGGTATCTTTCGTCCCAGTTATCAAGCGCGATCCTATCCCACGGATTTTTAAGCTCGTTTTCTTCGAGGTCAACAATGTACCATTCGGAACGCTCTCCTATTGCCGATACAACGTATGCCGGCTCCCCATCCATCTCCCGCAGCTGCTCCAGCGTCAGCGCCTCGTTCGGCGGGGTGATTGTGGGCGCTTGAACCACTCTCTGCATCATCCGCCGTAGGATAGATTTTTCCTTTTCATCTTCGGTGTCATTGTACCAAGACACGAGATCATTGTTTAGTGTATATGCATCAATCGCCCTTGCCATCTTTCAGCACTTCCATTCTTTCTTTAGTTGGTCTGTGAAGCGGGATGTAGTGGGTCGTAGAGTGATAGTCTGGGTGCCATTGTACCCACATTACATCCATCAGAGGCGAACCATTCCCTCTGGTCTTGAACATGAAATCCGGCCTCCATGTCAGCGGCAGTATCGCCTCAGGCTGTTGCAGATTAAACAGCGGATGGCGTTTCGCCGCATGCCAGTATTGTGATTTAAGCAACAGCGCAAATGGTAGGCCATGCTCAATGCAGCGAGCGATAAACTGCTCTGACTGGGAAAACGGCGGGTTGGTGATAATCCATTCGCAGTCCATCAGGGGGGTGGTCAGGAAATCATCTCCAAACTGGATGTCCGTCCCGATTACAGAGTATCCCATTTGCTCCATTACCTTGACCATGTGGCCCTGACCACAGGCTGGCTCCCAGATTTTTGTACCTTTCGGGAGATCCAGGAAATCCATCAGGGCTACGGTAGCCTCTGGCGGTGTTGGGTAAAAGTCACTCGCAACTCGCTTATATGCTGTGTTCCCGCCAGCGATCCGGCTTGCTGTCAGATTATCCATTCAGCTCCTCCCATCTCTCCATCACCATCTCCACGGCCTCGTCCGTCATGGGAGCACCGCAAGCCTCGCAGAACGGTGTATCAGGCCCAATAAACACTCTTTTACAACGCGAACATCTCCGCTTTGGCACATCGTTGTAAGCCTCTCTCATATCTTCCCACTCCCCTCTCCACGCCTTATTTACCTGCTCCTGCGTGGGCGGGGTGAGGGCGACAGCGGCCATCCTGTAAAACTCTTTGACCTCTGGTATATCGGTCATGTTTACTGCGTGTTCCGCAAATTTAACCGCTTCTTCCCGCGTCATTTCATTCCCTCCCTGTTTTCGGCGGCAGTGCGGCAGACCACCACTCTACCTGCACATCCATCTGGCTATCCGGTATTTCGGGGAGATACCACGCGCCCTCCCTGTATACGAGCGCTGAATAATAGCCGTTGCTTTTGCGCACAAGCACCACCTGCTCCTCGTCCGGCTGCTCGGCCGGATACGGGTGCCAGACCGGCGCGGGCTGCGGCGTAGCTTTCGGTAGCCAACCACAACGGCCGTTACAATCCTTTGGACAGGCGATGCAGCACGCGTAAGACTCATCGCAGCACTGCGCTGCTCCGCATACGCCGTATTTGCTCAGCCCCGTCACGCACACATGGCTGTTTACATTGACCTGCGGCGGCTCGGCCACCGCCTGCTCTATCCCCTGCGCCAACTCCCGCAACGGCGCACCCGCCGGATTGCCGAACAGCAGCTCCTGCAGATCAATGCCGATCTGCTCAGCAAGGGCAAACGTATCAGCCAGGTCCAGCGCTCGATACGCAAATGGATCATCTGTAAAAACCCAACCGACGCGATAGCAGAGCGGCTCGTCCAGCTCGTTCGGCGCCGTGACGCCGTACTGCGCCAGCATTGCACGCATATGCTGCCGCACCGCAGCCAGCGGCGACGCCTCAAACGCGTCGATCTCACGCTCGTGCTCCTCCTGCCGCGCCTCGGCCTCGGCATGCGCGCGGTTCGCCTTGCTTACTTTGCCGCATACCCACTCGCAGCTCTCAGACCGCTCGCAGTCGTGACAGCAGCCAGGGCATTCGCCGCGCTTTACCGCCGCCGCGCGTTTATCCGTGCTCACACATGGTTCAGGGGATCTCTCGGCCGGACAGGTCAGCGGGGCGAAGCCCGCTGCGTCTGCCTTTTTGTGCGCCCTGACCTTTTTTGCGTCGAGGCACCACAATCTGTCCTGATATACCCCGCGCAGTTGTTCCTGCAGTCGCTCGTCGCAGCCCTGCAGCTCATACGCCACAGCCTCGTTGATGTGCGCCTTTTTGTAGTCAGCTTTCCAGGCAGCGATCAGGTGGTTATCAATCGCCTTTGCCCGCGCAAGCGCGGCCTCACTCACCTGCAGCACGCCCGCGACATATTCCCGCAGTTTGCCGGGCAGTTCCACCACCCCGCGCTGTTTGAGATCAACCAGCGCCGCCTCGATCTCCCTTGCCGCGCCTGCGACCTCGCTGCCGGTCAGGCCCGCGCCGCCGCGCGCCATTGTATTGGTCCAGTGCAGGATTAGCGTGCGCCGCGATGGGTCGAGGTCTGCGGCCAGCACGATACAGGGCGCGGTTTTGCGGTCCAGCAGGGCCAGCGCATTCCGGCGGCGATGCCCTGCAATCAGCAGATACCGCTCGCCATTTGCCTGCACGACCAGCGGCTGCTGCAGGCCGACCACCTGGATGCTCTCGGCCAGCTCGTCAATGTTCCACTGGTCGTAGCGGTTATCCTCATTCTCATCAATCGCGGCCAGCGGGATGTCATGCACCTGCATGGTGTTCGAATCGGACACCGCCGCGCCCAGCAGCGCGCCTACGTCAAGCCGTTTCGCCATCGTCCACACCTCCCAGGTACTCCCGCACCCATGCGCGGTAATCCCGTGCCGCGCCCGAGGTGGGCGACCATTGGCAGATCGGCTCGCCTCCCAAAACCGACTTATCTACCGGCCGCGACAGCCGGATATGGCTGTTAAACACACGCTGTCCGCTGTTTTTCCGCAGCCAGTCCTCCACCCCGATTATGTCCGGATCGTTGTACCACATGGTCAGCAGCACGCCCGCGATCCGCACCGACGGGCTGACGCGCCGCACGCTTTCCACCTGCCGCGTCAGCTCGGCCATGCCGTCGATCTCAAAGCCGCCCGGCTTGAGCGGGATCACAATATCCGTGCTCGCCGCGATCGCTGAGATGGACGCGAGCGAGAACGCGGGCGGGCAGTCTATAATGATATAATCATATGCGTCGTCCTCGATCACCGCGTCGCGCAGATCGGTGAGCGCACGCAGCGCACGCTCGCGCGGTGGGCGGCCATGCACGTCGTCCGGCAGGCTGCCGTCGAGGTCGAGCGCCGCCAGCGACATATCGGCCGGTATCACGTCCAGCCCGCGGTAAATCGTGTGCTGGATCAGGTCTGTGTAACAGGCCGCCATGCCCTCAAACAGGTCCGCGAGGCTGCCTGGCTCGGCCGGTATCCGGTAAAATTTCGACGCGTTGCCCTGATGGTCCGCGTCGATCAGCAGCACCCGCGCGCCGTATTCGGTCGCCAGGATCGCCGCAAGGTTGACCGCGGTCACCGTCTTGCCGACACCTCCTTTGAGGTTGACAATCGAGATGGTTTTCATGTTTTCTCAGTCCCTTCCCTTGCGCATTTTAAGAACTCACCGTTTGCTATGGAGTCAGAAATATAAGCCAGCAGCGCATCTCCTGCACCAATCATCGTGTTTTCCAAACCGTCATACACAGATAGCAGTAGGCGCATGACATCCGCATACGGGGTCAGGCCAGAACCGTGCATCTCCACGGTAACATGTGTTCCGTTTACTTCTGCTTTCAGCATGGTTCGTCCTCCCCATATTTCCGGTCGTACTCGTCCGGTGTGATCAGGCGGCAGTCTGCCGGGGTGTACAGCTTATCAAGGCAGGCCAGCCGCAACACTTCTTCGATTTTGACCTGCTGCAAGAATGTTTCGTATTCCGCGCCGGTCATTTCCTCACCGTCCTCATCGCCCAGCGTCAGGCAGATGCCTGCGGGACATGGTTTTCCATTTTCATCCATGCCAAGTCTCTGTCTTTCAAGACAAATCCGAACTTTCTTACCCATTCCGATCATCCTTTCTTCGGTGCTTACCGCTCACGCGCTCCAGCACCTCGACCGCGATGCCGAGCGCGCGGGCGGTGCGCAGGTAGTCCCCTGCAAATTCCGGCTCGCATACCCTGCTCATTGCCAGCACGCGGCGGCGCTCAAAGCGCAGGATTTTGATTACTTCACGCAGGTTCATTTTTGGCCTCCTCCGGCACGGTTTTGATTTCCGACTGCTGCCCGCGGTGGCTTTTCTCCACGCGCGCCACATGGCGCGCGGCGGCGAGCTGCCCGTCCATATACTCGGCAAAAAGCTGGTGCTGGCCGTCAAACGACAGCGAAAACTCGCCCAGCCGCCCCTCTTTGTTTTTCAGCACACGCAGCTTGCGGTCGTCCGCAGGCGCGTCCTCGTCCGGATCGAGATACAGCGCCAGCACTGCGTCCGCGTCCTGCTCGATCTGGCCGGATTCGCGCAGGTCGGTCAGCGTGGGCGCGGCATCCGCGCGGCTGGCCGCGGCGCGGGAAAACTGGCTGAGCGCCACAACCAGGATGCCGTGCTCCTGCGCCATCGTGTGCAGGTCGAGCGAAATATTGGTCACCTGCTCGAACCGGTCGCGCCCGCGCCCGCGCAGCTCCTGCAGGTAATCGATGAACACGATCCGCTGCCGCCGCGCCAGCGCGGTGGTCAGGATATCCTGCACGCCCCAGCCCGGCGCATGGACCAGCTCCAGATCGGTCGCGGTGACCTCCTTTTTCCACGTCGCCGCCCGCTGCCATTCCTCGTCGGTCATTTCGCGCCGGTTGATGCGCGCAAAATCGATGATGCAGCGGTTCGCCACCAGGCGGTTGGTCAGCTTTGCGGGGCTGGTCTCCAGACTGTAAAAGCCGACCCGCTCCTGCTGCCCCATGTGCGCCGCCATCTGCAGCGCCAGCGCGGTTTTGCCCGCCGAGGGCCGCCCCGCCAGCACCACAAAATCCCCGTGATCCGAGTACAGCCGCCGGTCCAGCTTGTCCAGCCCGTAGCTGATAAATTTCCGTTTTTCCCCCTGCTCGGTGAAAAACTGCAGCAGCGCCTGGTCCATCGTCACGACCCGCGTCCGGTTTTTCTCGCTGAGTATTTCGCCCGCCTGCCCGATCAGCTCGCGCGCCTGCGTGCTTGTCCGCACCTCTGCAAGCTGCTCTGCGAGCGCCCGCAGCCGCCGCACCCGCGTCTGCTCCTGCATAGCGGCTATATACGTTTTCCAGCCGAACGCCGTCGGCGTGATATCCATGCACTGCAGCAGCAGGTTGTTATACTCCGCGCCGCAGACGCCGCGAATGGTTACCGCGTCCACCGGCCGTCCCGCCGTAAACAGCCGCACCGCCGCCTGATACACCGTGCGCAGCTCGGGGATGCTGAAATCCTCCGCCCGTGTCAGGCTGATCAGCTCGCCCACGATCGACGGGTCCACCAGCAGGCAGCCGATCACGCTGTATTCCGCGTCCAGCGTTGCCTTTTCTACCATTGCTCGTATCCTCCGTTCTGACGGTGCGGTGCAGGCGCGGCGCTGCCGCCGTACTTGCCCTCCAGCACCTTGACCAGGTTATTTTCGCTCATGAGCCAGTCGAAATCTGCCCGCCAGCCCCGGTCGTTGCTGCCCGTGCAAAAGCTGCTTGCCTGCGCGCGGTAAAATACATCGATCAGCTGCTCGGACGTATAGCCGGTTGCGTAAAGACGGCGCACCGCTTTCGCCCGTTTCTCCGTCAGCTTGACCGCCTGCGGCATACCGGTGCAGATCGTGTTATACCGCTCCATCAGTTCCAGCGGTTTGATATTCCCGTCCGGCTTTTCCTCTTCTTCTTTTAACTGTGTATTTAACTGTTCCTTATACATTTCACCGTTTGGTGCCAAGTCGTCACCGTTTGGGGACGGGGTGCTGTCACCGTTTGGGGACAGCTCGCGACAAAACGGGGAAATGGGCAATTTACTCTCATCGAGCGAATAAAACAGCGTCCGGTCATGGCTGTCTCGGTTGTAATTTGCCGTCAGCACGACCCCGGCGTCTTTCAGTTTTTTGACGATGCGCTCGATCTGCCGCTTGCTCCACCAGGGAAACAGCCTTTCCATTGCACGGATGCTGTTATATGTCCAGTACCGGCCGTCATGGAAATGGCGGTCGTTGGCTTCGTTTTTTGCGATCCAAAATTGAAGCATGGCGATAAAGACCGCCTCATCCACGCCATACATGGCAGCGATCTGGCCGTCGAAATGATAAGTCATCCTTTACTGCCCCCTCCCCCTGTCAGCACGCGCAGCGCCTGCACGATCGCAGCGGCGCGCGTAAGCAGAGCCTCCAGCTCGGCCAGCGCTGCATTTGCGTCCGGCAACGCAGGCGGCTCCGCTTTATCCGCTGTGGCCTCGGAGGCATGCGGAGACAGGGCCGGACTGCTCCGGTCCTTATCCCCCGCGCGCGGCGGCAGACGGCCCGCCGCGACCAGGTTGTCGATTTTGCGGCGGGTACGCTCGACCGTTGCACCGACTGCATCGGCAAGCTGCACATAATCGCGGGTCCCCTCTGTCCATAGCTCAATCAGCCGCGCGGTCTGCTCGGCCGTCCAGCGCTCCCTTTTTCCCTCCCGTCCGTGCGGGACAGAGGCGGGAGCCGCCGCTTGCACAGCACGCCGCGCTGTCAGTCGTTCGGCCAGCAGGGCCTCGGTGACTTTCACCGCCGCCCCCTCCTCTCCAGCACACGGCCGAGCAGCCGGTCCATACAAATCCCGAGCGCCAGATACAGGCACCCTATCCCCAGCATCATCAACAGCCAATTTGTAACCATCGTTTATTCCTCCGTTTCCCCTGCGCCGCCTCTTGACAGCGCAGGGTTTTTGTTTTATCCTGTAAGTAGCTTTTATTTCTTTGCGCTCAGTCGCGGTTGCCGCCGCCCTGGGCGCTTTCCTTTTGCTGCTTTGCCAATTCGGCCCGCATAAATATGTTCGCAGCTACCTCTTTCATGCGGTCAACACACCTCTGGTGTTCTTCTGCGTTGGACTTGGGTACCGTATTCTCGTCGTCATAGATCCGGCACACTGCCTTGCGGCCGCTGGCGAGCGTGAACGCCTGCTCCATAACCAGCCTGCGGTTTTTGCTTTCCATAGGCACACCTCCTCGCTGTATTTTATTCCGCTGAGCTTGTTCATCTTTCCACCTGCGTTTCCCCCGCTATTGAGGCCATCTCTGCCAGATACGCACGGCGCAGCATGCGCCGCTGTATCGCCTGATAGCGTGGGTATTCCGCATCATCGATTTTCCGGTCCAGCGCGATCCGCGCCAGATCATGCGCGTCGCGCCGCTCCTGCTCGTAGTCCTCGGCCTCCAGCCCTACCTCCAGCGCAAGCTGCTGCAGCTCAACGTTGCTTTCCGGCCTGTGCCATACGCAGCCCAGCGGACAGCGGTTGCAATAGTACCCCCGCAGCCAGGGCGCGCGGTAGGCCGCCGCCATCTGCGCCGCCTTTTCCGGCGACGGCTCACGGATGGCCTGCTCAATGTCCTGCAGGCAGCGCACCGACCAGCCTAACCGCTCCGCTGCGGCTTCCTGCGTCAAACCCGCACCCTCACGGGCAGTTTGGTAAATATTCTGGTAGTTTTGCATCGTGGTGCTTCCCTCCTTTCCGTGGTATAATGCAAGGCATAAAGTCAACCCGCCTTATTTTCAAAACCGCCGAAGTCGGGCGGCGTTTCCAGCCGGAGACGGATATAGTCCACCAGCGCGATCGTCTGCAGGTGCGTCAGCCCCGCAGCTCTCGCCTGCTCCAGCAACGCGCCCGCAGCAGATGCTATCTTGTCGCGCCCTGCCGCGTCCAGCAGTGTATTGCGTTCTGCGTGGGACAGCTCCAGTTTCATGCCGCGCACCGTCCCTTCCAATAGGCGAGTTCATCTTCCACAGAAACCGGATTATCCAAAAGACGGAAGATATAATCCAGCATAATTACAGCATCTTCTTCGTAGAGGGACTCCGGTCCGGAAATGATAATGTCACTAAGAATATCGCCAACCTTACTCATACTTGGCTGTATATCATCCGAAGGGTATGTATCCCCGCCGCTCAGTTCAATCAGCTCCATTGAGATTATTGTCTTTGCATGTTTGCAGCTATGCAGCTGTTCTAACAGAGCATACATTTCTCTCGAGTGCGCATTGCAAACGATTCGAGGATGCTCTATCAGCGTATCCCGCCAAGAGTCACGCTCCTCTTTCATTTGAGCTGAATCGTCCGCAATCCAATTGACCATATTAAGCATTACCTCGCTTTCCTCATTTGGTATGTTTTCAAGAATTGCATCAATTGTCCTCACGGTTCGATATAGGCTGCTCAATGGGGATATATCTCTGTCCTCTATTTCGACCCCTGCCAGCGAAACCGCCGCTTCCGCGTGTTTGCAGTTCCACAACAGGTCATACAAATGGAACATTTCTTTCTGGTGCGCGTAGCAAACGCCCAGCGCATATTCTTTCATTGCACTCATAGTTCATTGTCCTTTCTGGTGTTTTCCTTGCCCCTGTGGTAGAATTTAGGGGAAAGGAGATACTGGTATGAATTCAACTTCACTTTCAGTATTGCGTTATTTCGCAAAGCGCACATCTTTGAGCGTCAGCGACCTTGCTGTGATTTGCAACCAATCAGCACATATTTTTGTGCCGCACTTCAAATACCTGCTTGACAATGGTTTTATAGAACCTGACCCTCAAGCATCTGACCCGAGTACAGAAATCAAGCTCCGTTCGAAGTTCTGCATTACACTTGCCGGTAAAGACGAGCTGGAAAACATCAAGCAGCGGAAGCAGACAACCAGGCTCAAAGAGATTCGAGCTTGGCTAACACTCGCGATATCCCTCGCAGCATTTATAAAGTCTTTCATATTCCCCGGTTGAATACCACGCACGCCATTCTTCTTCTGTTCTGCCGAGCTTGAATATCCACCAACATCGGCTGGTATTTGCTTGTCCGATCAAGGTTTTAATTGCACGGATTTTCGGGGTAATAATCTCATACTTTGTCTGCATAGGTTTCCGAAATACCCGATGCTTTCTGCGGTCAAAATTCGGCAATGCATCAAACCCAGGCGGTTTTTGCCCTAATAATTCATCCCATTGCCATCCGCATAAGCGGCAATATGCAAGCCCTAAGCGGTCAATAGTGTTCAGCTTAGATTCATCGACTGGTTTTATCACCCTATTCCTATCCTTTCTTTTCCAGCAGATATGCGAGGATATCAGGCAGGACCGCTAAAGACTGCGGTTCTCGGTTTTTCATCGTTTCGATGGCAAATTGATGTAATTCGTCGATAAGTTGTTTCTTCTGCGTGTCAGATAGCAACGGCCTGTAATAATACTCCATTTTGTGTGGGGGTGTTAGAATATTTCCGTACTCAAGCTTGCTTACACGCTCCTCCAGTTCGTTGATTCGTCGCATTTACCCCGCCTCCTTTTCCGGCTCGGCTGCATACAGGTCATCGATAGTACAGCCGAACACATACGCGAGTCGTTTTGCCTTTTCAAGAGAGGGTGTAACAACGCCACGTTCCCACTGACTAATTGCTGTCTGATTTACATTCACCCTCTCCGCTAACTCTGCTTGTGAAATCCCCAAGCTCTTTCTTTTTTCTTTGATGCAAAGCATATTCCCCCTCCTTTCTGTAGTAGTTTTCTACTGTACGCACACTATAACATTAGTTTTCTATTTTGTCAAGCAGTTTTCTACTATTTTTTTGCAAGTATTGATTTTTAGTAGTATTACTGTTAATATTGATACATCAGGACAAGGAGGCCACCCCGTGAATCGAATAAAAGAATTGCGGCAAAATGCCAAATTGTCGCAAAAAGAGTTGGCAGATCTAATTGGTGTTAATCAAACGGCAGTAAGCCAATGGGAACGTGGTATTACCTCGCCAAAATATTCTCAAGTCCAGAATTTATGCGAGGTGTTTGATGTTTCAGACGCCTATTTGTTAGGTATGATCAATAAAAAAAAGCCGCTCACCTCTGAGGTGAGCGACCTAACGCAGAAGCAGATTAAGATTTTGGAAATGATGGATCAGATGACACCGGAACAGCAAGACGAGATGATTCGGCAGGCAGAATACCAATTATGGATGCAGCAACACAGAAAAGGCGATCAATAGTCTCTGAATCAGCTACTCGCATTATTTCCAGCATGCGCTGTTGTTGTAGTGTCATTAGATCGCCCTCCCAAAATCGAACAACCGTTTGTATTTAGAATAATACACCTTATCTTGTTCGATTGCAAGAGAGATTTCAATATATTGTATTGTTTTCACAAATTTTAGGTGTTCAATTTGGACATCACACATTAGGGGGACTTCTCAATGTTTGACAGCATCCGCGAGTTGTTTGCCGCTAAAAAGGCGCTTGCAGAAAAGAGAGCAGCACTTGATCAGGTTGAAACGCAGATCACTGCACAGACCGAACATCTGCAACATCTGGAATTTGACTGCCGTCAGAAAGAGGAGCAAATCGCTCAGCAAGATACAGAGATCGCCAAACGCGATGAGACAATCGCTGAAATTCGCGAGCAAACCAAGGTCGAACAAGAAAAAGTTATTTCCGATTACCAGAACGCCGTCGAAACCGCAAGGCAAGCGGCAGAAGAATCACAGGCCCAGGTCGATAGGTTAGACAAACGCGCCGCAAACCAAAGCATAAAGCTGGAATCCATGCGGACGTTGCTCAAGGCAATCAAGACTGCGATCGAACGCTACGACTTGAATAAATTGCCTGAGCAGCTTGACCTGACTCCTAAACAGATCGAGCAGCTTAACACCATTCTTCCTTCTGTTGAATTGCCCCTGCATTCAAACGATATGCGCGATTTGCGCGCGCTTAATCGGGAAAATGACAAGCGAATCGAGGAAGTTCTTACCCGCTATGAAAAAAGATACACCACCAAGCAGAACCGTGCGATCTATCAGTTGATGGTGCTTGCCCTGCGTGCGGAGTTGCAAAACATCTTGACGAGTATTAAGTTCTCCCAACTCGACAAGTGCCTCGCCAGCCTGAACGAAATGACCGCGAAATTCCTAAAAATCGCATCAGACGGCAATCAGGCCATCGCTCCAACGTTGAACAACTTTATTTCCGAAATTCATGACCTGTTTGAGAGTTCAATTAAAGTCGAATATGAATACTTTATCCGTAAAGAAAAGGAGCGTGCTGAGCAGCAAGCTCTACGCGAGCAGATGCGGCAGGAAGCCGAAGAGCGCAAACAGCTCGAACAGCAACAGCGTCAGGTGGAAAAAGAAGAAAGCAAGTACACTATGGAAATCATCAAAATGCAAGAGCAGCTGGAAGCAACTTCTGGGGATGACGAAAAGGCAAAGACGCTCGAAGCGCGCATCGCTGAACTGCAGGCTCAGCTTGCCGCTGTCGAGCAGAAGAAAGAAGAGATCATTTCGCGGCAGAACGGCAAGGCCGGATATGTTTATGTCATCAGCAACCTTGGTTCGTTTGGAGCAAATACATTCAAAGTCGGCATGACCCGCCGTCTGGATCCAATGGATCGCGTACGCGAACTCGGTGATGCCTCAGTGCCGTTTTCGTTTGATGTACATAGCTTTATTTTCTCAGATGATGCTGTCGGTCTGGAAAGTATGCTGCATCAGCGACTGGACAGCAAACGAAAAAACAAAATTAACCTGCGTAAGGAGTTTTTCGACGTATCGCTCGACGAGTTGGAAAGTCTTGTGCAGGAGATCGACCCATCGGCAGAATTTAACCGAACAATGGTCGCTACGGAGTACCGCCAGTCCCTCCAGATGTAACCTTTAGAGTCCACAACCGAACACCACCAAGGAGGCCTCCCCATGACCAACGAAGAAAAGATTTTATCCCTGCTCGAAAAGCTCGACAACCGTGTGGATCAGCTTGACGCGCGTCAGGCACGCACCGAGACATTGCTCGAAAAGCACGGCGAAATGCTTGACAGGCTCGACCGCCGTATGGACCAGCTCGACGAGCGGCAGACAAAAACCGAGATCATACTGGAAAACACCATCGTCCCCCGCCTTGACGCGCTGGCCGAGGGACAGAAAGCGCTGATGGAAGCCCTCGCGCCGAAGTCCCGCGTGGAAGCGCTGGAGGAAGAAGTCGACCTGCTCAAAACCGTCGTCCGCTCGCTGTCCCGCGATATGGCCGAACTGAAAAAAGCGCAGTAACCCCATGCAGACCATAACCGAACACTGTTCCGTCGTGGTCTGCTGTTTTTTTAACCATCTAAACCGAACAAATGTTTCTTTTCTTTTTATTTTCCGTTTTCCATATACTGAAATCAGGTGATTCTATGGCATATTTAATCTATCTGCGCAAATCACGCATGGACATGGAAGCCGAAGCCCGCGGCGAGGGCGAAACGCTTGCCCGCCACCGTACCGCCCTGCTCGCGCTGGCGCGGCGTATGGGATTGGAGATCGGCGCAATATATGAGGAAATCGTCTCCGGTGAAACCATTGCCGCCCGTCCACAGATGCAGCGTCTGCTCTCCGAGGTCGAGGCTGGACAGTGGGAGGGCGTGCTGGTCATGGAAGTTGAGCGTCTCGCCCGCGGCGACAGCATCGACCAGGGCATTGTCTCGCAGGCGTTCAAATACTCCGGCACCAAGATTATCACCCCCGCCAAAACCTACGATCCGTCAAACGAGTTCGACGAGGAATATTTCGAGTTCGGACTGTTCATGTCCCGCCGCGAGTATAAGACGATCAAGCGCCGCATGGTGGCCGGACGCATTGCCTCGGTCAAAGAGGGCAAGTACATGGGCAAAACAGACCCTTATGGCTACTTTCGCGTCAAGGTGCCAAACGGTAAGGGCTACACGCTCAAACTAAACCCGCCGCAGGCCGCCATCGTCCGCGAGGTCTTCAACCTGCGTCTGCAGGGCGTGGGCTGCTATATGATTGCCCGTCGGCTGAATGCCCGTGGCGAACGCACCAGCGCGGGAATCGCATGGAGCGCGCAGTCGGTCCGCAACGTGCTGCGCAACTGCCTGTATGCGGGCTTTGTTACATGGGGCCATAAAGCGGCGCAGCCGGTCGTGCGGTCTGGCGTACTCACCAAGCCGCGCCGCTATGTCGCGGATTATGTCAAAGTCAAGGGGATGCACCCTGCGCTGGTCAGCGAGGCAGACTTTGACGCCGTACAACATCTGCTGGACAGCACACCAGGGCTGCCCCTGAAGAAAGGGCATGAGATCAAAAACCCGTTTGTCGGGCTGCTGTACTGCGGAAAATGCGGTCATGTGATTACCTATGGCGCAGCGGCGGCTGCCCCGCCCTGCACCGGCCGTTTGGACTGCCGCTGGGCAGCATGTGACAACGTCAGTTCGTTCTGTGCAGACGTTGAAGATGCCGTATTGCACGCCCTCCGGCTCTGGCTGGCCGAGTACGAGGTAGACACCGACCAGCAGAACAGCGTCGGGCGCGAACTGGACGACCGAGCCGCGCAGGCTCAAGACGAAATCCGTAGCATCCACACAGCCCAACGCAAACTGCGCACGCAGCTCGACCGAGCCGCCGAGCTGGTGGAACAGGAAATCTACACGCCGGAATATTTTGTTTCGCGGCGCAACCAGATCAATGCCCAGCTCACCGAGCTGGATCGGGCGCTGGCCAAGGCCAGTGAACGCGCACTGTGCATCGACCGCGAACGCCGAGCCTCCCCCTCCATGCTTCCCAAATTGCAGCACGTCCTGGAGGCATACCCCACCGCTCAGTCCGCACAGGAAAAAAACGACCTGCTCCGCACGGTTATTAGCCGTATCGTCTATCTGAAAAATGCCCCCGAGCGTAGCTTGGGTGATTCCACAATTTATGTCGAGATATCTCGAAAATTCGAATAAGCTTTATATGTATCATAAATAAACTTATGAATGGGGATACGCCCTTTCCGAGCCTATGGCGGTCGCCCCCATCAACAAGATAGAGCCAGTCGTCCGGTTCGCCACCTCGGTCATCCCGCCCGCGAAAATCTTTATGGGCATTCCAAATTATGGTTACGACTGGTCTCTCCCCTATATAAAAGGACAGACGCGCGCACGGAGCCTCGGCAATGTTCAGGCGGTCGAGCAGGCGATCCAAGTCGGCGCGCCCATCCAATTCGACGAAACCGCCCAGTCGCCGCATTATAATTACTGGCGCGACCGTGCCGAGCACGAGGTCTGGTTCGAGGACGCCCGTTCGATCCGCACCAAGCTTGCGCTGGCCGGCGAATACCAGCTGCACGGCATCAGCATCTGGAATATCATGCGGTACTTTCCCCAGCTTTGGCTGGTGCTCAACAACCTCTATGAAATTGAAAAACTCCCATAAAATACGGGAAATCCGGCCGGAAAATTCCTTTTCCGGCCGGATTCTGCTGTATATATCCGTGGGCGGCAGCTATTTCCATTGCAAAACGGTTACAAAATGCGCTATACTTTGCCCCAGAGAGTAAAACAATCCAGTTTACTCTACGAAAACCAAGGAGGTATCCAAATATGCAGTTCAAGAAAATCGTACCGTTGGCGTTAGCGCTGACCATTTCGACTACCGCTGCGGCCGGCGCGGCCAATCTCGATATGAGCAAATTCTACAACCCCACCATATTCGCTTCCCAGTCCCAGCGCCAGCTGCTCCAGCGGTTGTGCGACCGCTTTGATATTTCGTTCTGCGGCCAGCAGGTCAACTGTCCGGTCGTAAAGCCTGACAACAAGCCGGAGCAGACGCCGGACGAAACGCCCGACCAACAGCCGGAGGAAACGCCGGAGCAGACACCGGAGGATACGCCGGGCGAAGAGCTTCCCGACCAGACACCGGACGACGAGCCGGAGAACCAGCCGGACGACCAGCCCGGCCAGCTTCCAGACAACAACCGTCCCGAGGGTACGCCGGACAATGATACCGAGCAGACGCCGGACGGCGATACCGGCTCCTCCCAGGGCAGCTTCGCCTCCCAGGTCGTCGCGCTGGTAAATGCGGAACGCGCCAAGGAGGGCCTGTCTCCCCTGACGATCGACGCCCGCGTGCAGCAGGCGGCGCAGGTGCGCGCACAGGAATCCGCGCAGTCCTTCTCGCACACCCGTCCCAACGGCTCCTCTTTTTCGACTGCGCTGACCGAGGCCGGCGTTTCCTACCGCGGCGCGGGTGAAAACATCGCCTACGGCCAGAGTACGCCGCAGGCGGTCGTCACCGCGTGGATGAACTCGTCCGGACACCGCGCGAATATCATGAGCAAGAACTTCACCACCATCGGCGTCGGCTACTCCGTGGTAGGCGGCACGCCGTACTGGGCTCAGTTGTTTACCTATTAATTTTATTTTTGCGCTTCCGGCACCGCCGGGTGAAAAAACAGGCCGCAAAGGGTGGCTATCAATAAGACAGTATGAGAACATTACTGGCATAGGGTAGCTGCCGTACAGGGTGCGACAAGAAAAATTGGTGATACTTGGTTTTCACAACCAGGTATCGCCTTTTTCTGTCTTTAAAGAATTTTCATACTATGATTGGAGGAACAAACAATGCAGGAACTTACTTATATTCGTTGCGGTGATTACTATATTCCAAATATTCGCTTACCAGAGGAAAACAGACCTATTGGTTGTTGGGGACGTATGCACAGGGATTACATCAAGGAACATAATCCCATACGCTTCAATGATTTGTGCCTTAGCGGTGAACTGTGGACGTATCTGGCTGATTTGAACGAGCAGGCACAGAACCGTCTTGAACTTATCATCGAGCAGATGAAAGCTGCTGAGGGTGTGACAGAGAACATGAAGGCAACTGACCAAATGGCATGGGTTGGAGCTATGAACAGTATCCGCAACCGTGCAGAAGAAATTGTGAAACACGAATTGAGTTATAACTGATACCGCAGAGGATCTTGTGTTCAAGGTGGCACAAGTCCCTCTTTTTCTTTCAGAGTGGACGAAAAAACAAATTCATGCAAACCTATTGAAAAATTCACACTTTCGTGATATAATATTTATTAATGTAAGGAGGGATTCGCTATGGCTGTAACCTATAAAAAATTATTTCACTTATTGATTGATAAGGGTATGACTAATGCCGAGCTAATGGAGAAAGCAGGATTTAGTGCCAATATCATTACCCGTATCAAGCGTGATAATTATATTTCTCTCGATAGCATTGAGAAGATTTGCAAAACCCTCCACTGTGGAGTCGATGATATTTTGGAATTCAATTCAATTGGAGAGGAGGAAGAAAAACATGATTGATATTAACTCTCCACTTTATCCTATGGTCAATACCCTTTTTGAAGAAGATTGTCTTGAGTGCATGAAACGTATTCCTGACGCTTCTGTCGACATGATCCTTTGCGATCTTCCATATGGAATGACACAGAACAAATGGGATAGCTATATTCCCCTTGATTTGCTATGGGAACAATATTTACGAATTATTAAGCCTAATGGTGCCATTGTACTTACATCACAAGGTCTATTTACCGCAAAACTCATTCTCAGCCAGCCAAAGTATTATAAGTATAAATGGATCTGGGAAAAGTCTAAACCGACTAATTTCCTTAATGTTAAGAAGCAACCGTTGAGAAAACATGAGGATGTATGCGTATTCTATAAAAAACAACCAACGTACCATCCACAAATGACCAAGGGCGAACCTTATGATAAAGGCGTGAGAAAAAACCAGTTAAGCGGGAGCTATGGAGATTTCCAACCAGTCCATGTTGCAAGTGATGGGGAACGCTACCCGACCGATATCGTTTATATTAAGACTGCTGAATGTGAAGGCGAGGTCGTTCATCCTACCCAAAAGCCTATTGAATTAGGTCGATATTTCATTCGTACATACACCAATCCAGGCGATGTGATTCTTGATAACACTTTTGGTAGCGGATCATTTTTAGTTGCAGCTCTTATGGAAGGGCGTAATTTTATTGGTATAGAAAAAAATGAAGATGTAGCTTTGTTTAAAAAAGATGCTATTAACTATATAGATGTGGCAAAAAGGCGTTTGTTCTTGGCGTGGGAAAGTTTGGACAAAAAGACACGTCAACACATTGCCGTGACTAATCTTATAAAGGATTTCACAGAAAGGTAG